ACTAGAAAACTTAGAATTTATAATACAGATGATATTGTAACTCCCTTTGCAGATAATGATAATATTGAGACAGCAGCAGATGCAATATTAGATTTTTCTGAGGGTAATCCTTTTGGAAATCCATAAATAGATAAAAGTATAGTATAATGTTTGAGTATTTTTATCACGAAATATTAAGAAAAACTATTATTTCCTTTGGTACGTTATTTAATGGGATAACTATCAAGCATACGGATAGTGATGATAATACGACAAGTGTGATTAAAGTACCTCTTGCATATGGTCCTACTCAAAAGTTTTTAGCAAGACTTGAACAATCTCCCAATTTAAATAAATCTGTTCAAATAACATTACCAAGAATGTCATTTGAATTTGTTGGGATGACATATGATCCTAGTAGAAAAGTAACAACTACTCAAACTTTTCTTGCTGGAGAAAGCGCTGATAAATCGGTAGAGAAAAAGACATATATGCCGGTTCCATATAATATGCAATTTGAACTTGCTATTATGTGTAAGTTAAATGATGATGCTTTACAAATTGTAGAACAAATAGTACCTTATTTTCAACCAGCATATAGTGTAACAGTCGATCTTGTAGAATCACTTGGAGAGAAAAGAGATATTCCTGTGATTTTAGATAATATTACTATGACTGATGATTATGAGGGTGATTTTAGCACTAGAAGAGTTTTATTATATTCATTAAGATTTACAGCAAAGACTTATCTGTTTGGACCTGTATCTTCTGCCAGTTCGGATATTATCAAAAAGGTTTCTATTGGGTATATTGCTGCAGATTCTTCCAGCGCAGATTCGAGAACTGGAGGAAGAGATCTTACATACTCTGTTACTCCTAGAGCAACGAAGAATTATGATGGAGATATTGCTACCAATCTTACTAATGATATAAGTTTGGCAGATGCTTATATTGAAGTTAATGATGCCACTAATATCCCGGAAAATACATATATTGTAATTGATAATGAAGAGCTGTATGTTGATAAGAAGACTGGAAATAAACTTACAGTTCTTCGAGGACAAGATGGTACTACAGCAGTTGGTCATGTTGCTGGTGCTAATGTTGGTAAGATAACTGCCGCTGATAATGTTCTAATTGAGACTGGAGATGATTTTGGATTTGATGGCAATTGGGATTAAATTATAATGAAGATGACAAAAAAATTGGATGAAACTTTTAATATTACTCCTACTGAAATTTCTGTAGATGAAAGTGAAGTTGTTGTTGGTGTAGATAAAGAAAAACCAGATAGACTTACTCAAGATGATATTACCAAAGATTATGAATATACAAGAGGAAATTTATATTCTATAATTGAAAAAGGTCAAGAAGCAATTAATGGAATTCTTGAATTAGCACAAGAAAGTGAAATGCCCAGAGCATATGAAGTTGCTGGACAGTTAATTAAGAGTGTTTCTGATGCCACTGATAAGTTAATGGATCTTCAGAAAAAATTAAAGGATGTTGAAGAAGAGACAAAACAAAAAGGACCATCAACTGTCAATAACGCCCTTTTTGTAGGATCTACAGCAGATCTTGCAAAAATTATAAAGTCTGGACTACCTAAAGATAATAAATAAAAAAGGGAGAGAAATCCCAAAGTATTTAATTTACTCATACCATGTCAAACGACCAGTTACCGTCGATAAATGATTTCACTGAAGATTTAAGTGAATTACCATCAGCGGATGAATTTATAAAAGAAGATTTACCTTCAGTTGAGGAGTTTGTTGAAAAGGAAGAAGAAGATATTGTAGAAGAGACAATAGAAGAACCTGTAGAAGCAGAGGATCTTACAGAAGTAATACGTCTTATTAATGACGTAAGAAGGGATATACCTAATATTCCTGAAATTAAGTATTATGATGAAGAATTAGAAAAACTTTCTGCTTATGTTGAGCAGATTAAAGAGAGTATTCCAAAGATTCCTGAGATAAAGGAATATGATACTGAAGTAGAAGCAATATGTGAGCAGATTGATTTGGTAAAGGAGGAGATTAAAGATCTTCCTGAACCAAAATATTATGATGAACAGATTAAAAATATTGAACATAAATTAGATCTCACAAATCAAAATATTGATGAACTTCCCGAACCAAAATATTATGAACAAGAGATAGAAGCAATATGTGAACAAATTGATAAAGTTAAGGCAGATATTCCTACTTTCCCTAAATGGGTTAATGAAGTTAATGAAGTTCCTGATTTTACTTGGATTGGTAAAACCTTTAGTGTAATTGATGATGATTTTATTAAAGTTAATGATCACATATTAGATCTTAAGACTAAGTTTGATTCTGATATTGATACTCTTTCAGAAAGTCTTGATATTAAAGATTTTGAACGTAGAGGAGAAGTTAATAAGATAAGAGAAAATCTTAAAGAAACAAAAGATAAGATATATGAGGAATTAAAAGAAACTGCTATAAAAATTTGGGAACATAAGGATCAATTTAAAGATGATGATAGAAAATTAAAGAAGAGTGTTCTAAGTAAACTGAATGAAGCTAGGCAAAAGATTGAAAAGCAGATTGCAGAATCTTATAATAAAAGTTACGAATCAAATAAAACTCTCAAGACTTATTTTGAAGGATTAAAAGAAGAGATTGCTAATCTTCCTGAACCAAAATATTATGATGATCCTATAAAAGATTTGAAGGAGGGTTTGTCTAAACTGGATGAAAAGAGAGAAGAGCAAGGACTTAATATTACAGAGCTTTATAAAATTGTTGAGGATTTAAAAGGAACTCAACAACATTTAACTGAAATATATAATGATCGTCCTTTAACTCCAGATCCAAATCTTAAGCAAGGAAATGATCCTCTTACACCTACTGATCAGCAGTTTGCTACCCTTAAAGATTTAGCAGCAAATTATAGATTATTTGTTAATAGAGTTGAGCAGCAATTATATACAATTGGTGGAGGTGGTGCTGGATTTATTAAGGATCTTGACGATGTTAATATTGCTGGAATTACAACAGGTGATTTATTAATATATGGTGGTGGAACTTCTGGTACTCATTGGGTAGGAATTGCAAGTACGGCTCTTGGAAGTAGTAGTGTAGGTGCTGGAGGAACATGGACTACTGATTCAGTTGGTATTCATACTACTAAAAGTGTAGGAATTGGAACAACAGCAAGTTCTTCTTATACATTAATTGTTGGTGGTGATATTCATGCTACTGGAAATGTTTCTGTTGCGGGAACTATTACATATGATGATGTAAAACATGTAGATTCAACTGGTATTAGCACCTTCCAGGCAGGAATAATTGTTGATACAGTTGGAGTTAGTGTTAGTGCTGGTATTGTAACTACTCCATCACTTCATGTAGGTGCTGGTATTATTACTGCAAGTGATTCAGGTATTAATGTTACTGGTGTTATAACAGCAACAAGTTTTGATGGTTCTGTTTCATTTGCTTCTACTTCTACAGTTCCTGGTATCAGTACTCAAGGACATTCTGTATTCAACACAATAAATGCTTCTGGTATTGTAACTGCAAATTCTTTTTCTGGAGATGGATCAGCACTTACCAATCTTCCAGGGCAGAAAGATTTATGGAGTATTAATGCCACTGGTATTCATACACTTTCTAATGCTGGTGTTGGAACTACAAGTGCTACACACACATTAACTGTTGGTGCTGTTGGCGCATCTGGAACAAGTCTTTTTGTTCATGGTGATGCACGAATTGTTGGTGTTCTTACCGTTGGTTCTTCCTCAGTTACAATTGATGGAAATACTAATAAAGTAAATGTTGGCACCGGAATTACTTTAGATGCCACTACTGGGGAAATTTTTGCACCATCAATGAAATCCGTTGGAACTACTGGTGCATTTTATCCTCCCGTATTGACTACTACACAAAGAGATGCTCTTACTGTTACTGAAGGTGCTATGGTCTTTAATACCACCAGTAAAAAGATGGAGTTTTATGATGGAACTACTTGGCAGTCTCTACCAGGAATGTCTCTTGGTCTTACTGTAGCACTAGATGGTTAATAATGAAATCTTTTAAAGAATTTATTAAAGAAGAAACCCCAACTAATAGTGTTGGGACTGGTGGATATACAAGTACTGCAACATCAGGAGGACCAGTAGCAGGATTTGATAAATTTTTCTTTCCCGATGTTAATGATGATCTTTTAGATCAGGGATATCAAACTCCAGGAGAATCTGGATTAGCAAAATGGAGATTCTCAAATGTTTATCCTGTAATGAAATTAAAACTTGATAAATCTAGTGATGGACCTTCTATTGATGATATGGTAGATGCTTCAAAGGAATTTGTAAATATTGAAGCTGAAAGAACAGAACAGAGAATAAGGAAGACATTTCACCAATTTATGGGCTATAGATAGGTATTTTAATAAATATTAAGGGATACTTATCAAAAATTGATGAAATCATTTAAAAGATTTTATAGAGAAAATCTGACAGTTGAAGATGCGGAGGGAAATACCTTTACGCATATTATTGATATTATAAGACCACAACCAATAAAGGCTGGTGCTAAGTGTCCTAGTTGTGGAGCACAACCATGTGCGTGCACAAATGGAATTCATGAAGCAAAAAGAATTCCAAGTTGGAATAGAACAGGAAATATAGTACATGTTTATTTGGCTTGGCGAGGAAAGAATTACCAGATACAAATGTTCTTCCCCCAAATCAAAATCCCATCACGCAGAGAAGTACAGGATCAGATACTGAAAGTCTATCCTGGAGCTAGACTCTGGAATTACCAAGTATCGGACTATGACCCAGGAGAACCACTCCTCCAGACGGGAGGACGGAAGTAACAAAGAAATAGAGGAGCTAAAGAAAAAAGCAGAAAATTTACAAAAAATATTGGATATGACAAGGAAAACTATAGAACACGATAAAAAATTTATGTTAAATAAAACAGAAAAACATCTATTTGGTGAAATGATGTAGGAGATTGTATTATGCCTTTAATTGATGACATTTATCTTGGTAATCCAAATCTAAAGAAAGCTAATACCCAGATTGAATTTACACAAGATCAAGTTTTTGAATTTGTTAAGTGTAAAGAAGATCCTGTGTATTTTACGCAGAATTACATACAGATTGTTTCTTTGGATGAGGGTCTTGTTCCCTTTAACATGTATCCATTTCAGAGGAAGTTGATTGACAATTTTCATGGGAATAGATTTAATATATGTAAGATGCCACGACAGACTGGTAAGTCAACTACTGTGGTTTCATATCTCTTACATTACGCAGTTTTTAATGATAATGTAAATATTGCAATTCTAGCAAACAAAGCATCTACTGCTAGAGATTTGCTTGGAAGATTGCAACTTGCATATGAGAATTTACCTAAATGGATGCAACAAGGTATTTTATCTTGGAATAAAGGTTCATTGGAGTTAGAAAATGGCAGTAAGATATTGGCAGCTTCTACATCTGCAAGTGCTGTCAGAGGCGGTTCCTATAATGTCATCTTTCTCGACGAGTTCGCTTTCATCCCGAATCACATTGCTGACCAATTCTTTGCCTCTGTTTATCCTACTATTTCTTCTGGTCAAAGCACAAAAGTCATCATAGTATCTACACCTCATGGTATGAATCATTTCTACCGTATGTGGCATGATGCGGAAAGAGGTAAAAACGAATATATACCCACAGAAGTCCATTGGTCAGAAGTACCTGGTAGGGATTCTAAATGGAAAGAGCAAACTATTGCCAATACTTCTGATGCTCAATTTAAAGTTGAGTTTGAATGCGAATTTCTTGGTTCTGTAGATACCCTTATTGCACCAAGTAAATTAAGGACACTTGTTTATGATAATCCAAAAAAGAGAAATGCTGGATTTGATGTATACAACGATCCTGTAGAAAATCATGATTATGTTGTCACAGTTGATGTTGCACGAGGGGTTGGAAAAGATTACTCTGCATTTGTTGTTGTAGATATTACAGAATTTCCACATCAAGTTGTAGCAAAATATAGAAATAGTGAAATTAAACCAATGTTATTTCCAAGTGTAATATACGAAATAGCAAGGAGTTATAATGAGGCATTTATACTCTGTGAGGTCAACGACGTTGGAGACCAGGTTGCTGCAATACTTCAATATGACCTGGAGTATCAAAATCTGCTTATGTGCTCTATGAGGGGCAGAGCGGGGCAAATTGTGGGGCAAGGTTTTTCAGGTAAAAAAACCCAACTTGGAGTAAAGATGTCCAAAACTGTTAAAAAGGTTGGATGTCTTAATTTAAAAACAATGATTGAAGAGAATAAACTTCTTTTTAGTGATTATGATATCATGAGTGAATTGACAACATTTATTCAAAAGCATAATTCATTTGAAGCAGAGGAGGGATGTAATGATGATTTAGCTATGTGTCTTGTGATATATGCATGGTTAGTAGCACAAGATTACTTTAAAGAACTTACTGATCAAGATGTAAGGAAGAGATTATATGAAGAACAGAAGAATCAAATAGAACAAGATATGTCTCCATTTGGTTTTATTTCGGATGGAATGGATGATGATAGTTTTGTAGATGGAGATGGTGATAGATGGTTTACAGATGAGTATGGAGACAAGGGTGGTGGTATGAATTACATGTGGGACTATATGTAAACCTTGAAAACAATAAATAATTTTTAGATAAACTGAGAATTACGGAGAAAAAAATGGCGACTCCTCAATTATCTCCTGGTGTAATTACACGGGAAGTTGACTTAACAGTCGGGAGAGCAGATAATGTATTAGATAATATTGGTGCAATTGCGGGTCCTTTTGAAATTGGTCCAGTAGATGAAGCTACTAATATCCAAACTGAGCAGCAATTAATCAACACATTTGGCAAACCAATCTCCACAGATGCTCAGTATGAGTATTGGATGACTGCTTCTGCTTTTCTTTCTTATGGAGGAGTCCTTAAGGTTGTAAGAACTGATGGTACTAATTTAAATAATTCTAACGCTGCAGTAAGTTATGCAAGTACTGATTCTGCAAAAATTAAGAACTATGACAATTACCAAAATAGTTGGTCTGGAGAAGCTGTAGAGTTTAATTATGCATCAAAGAACCCAGGATCTTGGGCAAATAATCTTAAGCTCTGCGCGATTGATGATTTTGCAGATCAGACTCTAGGTATTAGCACTACTAATCTTAGACGTTATGTGCAAGTTGGATATGGAGTCACGACGGCTATTACCACTACGGCAATTGCTGGTATTGGAACCACCACTTCATTTAATGGTTACTTGAAAGGTATTGTTACTGGAGTAACTACAGACGCTACTAATGGAAATAGTACAGTTGATGTAAAAATCGTTTCCAGAGTATCTTCTGCAGGAACAGAAACTTCTGTGGATTATGCACAAGGAAATTCTGTAGCTTCGTTTGAAGATGGGGATAGCGTATCTTTTGTTACTAATGCTGGAGTAAGTACTGCCGCACTTAGTGCAGGAGATATTAAAGATTGGTATGATCAACAAACTCTTGGATTAATGAATTCAACGGTTTATTGGAAAACTATCGCACCAAAACCACGAACAAATACTTATGTAGCTGCTAGAAATGGTAAGAATGATGCAATGCATTTTGCCATTGTTGATGATACTGGTACGGTAACAGGCATTCAAGGAA